TTGATGATTTAATTGATATGCTGGACGGCGAAGAGTTTGATGAACGCCCAGTAGATCTAAGAGCATTTGTACAGAGTCCAGACTACTTGGGCCTGCCACCCCTATCAGAATATCAGTATACTCTTATTGAAAAAAGTTCACAGATTTATAAAGAGTCTACACTTGTTAAACTGTTTGGTGAAGAAGAAGGCGTTAGAATGTTTAAGCAAACAGCTAACGAAATTGTTGCTCAATTAGGTAAGGGTTCTGGAAAAGACTATTGCTCAACCATATCAGTAGCCTATATAGTATATTTACTATTGTGCCTTAAAGATCCAGCATCTTATTACGGCAAGCCTCCTGGGGACTCTATTGATATTATTAATATTGCTATTAACGCACAGCAGGCAAACAATGTTTTCTTTAAAGGGTTTAGAACACGCATCGATAAATCCCCCTGGTTTGTTGGAAAGTACACAGAAAAAGCTTCTGAAATTAAGTTTAATAAAAACATCACAGTGCACTCAGGTCACTCAGAGCGTGAAGCATGGGAAGGGTATAACGTAATCGTAGTTATCCTTGACGAAATTTCTGGATTCAGCGTAGAGAATACCACTGGCCATGAGCAAGCAAAGACTGGAAGTCTTATCTATGAGATGTATCGTGCCTCTGTAGACTCACGTTTTCCAGACTACGGCAAGGTGATTCTACTATCATTCCCAAGATACAAGAACGACTATATACAACAAAGGTATGACGACGTAGTAGCTGAAAAAGAAACGGTAACCAGAACACATCATTTTAAACTAGACGATGCTCTGGCAGACGGAACAGAGGGTAATGAGTTTGATATTGAGTGGGAAGAAGACCATATCCTGTCTTACAAGTATCCTAGGATGTATGCTCTGCGTAGACCAACTTGGGATATAAATCCTACACGAAGCATAGATGATTTTAAAGTTGCTTTCTATAAAAATGCTCCAGATGCGCTAGGAAGATTTGCCTGCATGCCATCAGAGGCAATTGATGCGTTCTTTAAGTCTCGTGAAAAAATTGAAAAAGCATTTAACAATATGTCGTTAGCAGTAGATGAGTTCGGAAGATTTGAAAATTGGTTTGCACCAGATCCAGATAAAGAATATTTTCTTCACGTAGACCTGGCACAAAAACATGACCATTGTGCGGTTGCAATGGCACATGTACAGAAATGGGTAAATGTAAAAGTAACTGATACATATTCTCAGCCAGCCCCTATTGTTGAAGTTGATGCAGTTAGATACTGGACACCTACTCCAGATAAGTCTGTAGACTTTACAGAAGTTAAAGATTATATTTTGTCTCTTAGGACAAAAGGATTTAAGATACGTGTCTGTACATTTGACCGATGGAACTCTCACGATATGATGCAGCAATTAAAACAATATGGTATAAATACGGAAACATTGTCGGTTGCAAAGAAACATTATGACGACATGGCAATGGTTGTTGCAGAAGATAGATTGAGCGGACCTGCAATTAAATTACTTATAGATGAATTGCTTCAATTAAAAATTATGAGAGACAGGGTTGATCACCCACGAAAAGGATCTAAAGACTTGGCCGATGCTGTTTGCGGTTCTGTATATAACGCAATTAGTAGAAGTAGGCCACAGAACAACGAAGAGATAGATATACATACCTACAGCTCTTTGAAGTGGGATAGAGAAAAAGAAGAAGATGAAATAGTAATGAACATGATAAGACCACCGAGGATGCCCAAAAACTTATCAGATGTATTAGACGGAATGGAAATAGTATGAGTATATATCAAGAAAGAGCAAAAGAATGTAAGTGTTGCGGCAAGCACGTGCCACTTCCTACAGTTTTAAAAGAGTATAACGGCACCCCGCTATGTCCCACAACCTTTTCTAATGTTGTGGAGTATAAAAGAATATGGAAGTCTTCTGGGTCAAGGCCGATGGGAAGTGTTAGAAAACATTTTTCTGAATACGTTCAGCAGTTAGTAGAAACAACTATAGATAAAAATGAGGATGGAACTGTAAATGAGTCTTGAAGATAAAGATGACGACGGGCTACTTGCTTACTATTTGGAAATAGGTGTTGTTAATTTAGAGGGTATGGACGAGAGTGGCGAAATGATTTATTCTATAGATCAGGAAATGGCTAAAGAACATGCTCCTGAGTTATGGCAATCCCACGTTGAATATGTTGACAAGTCTTTAATAAATTTATACGAGGCGGGGCTTGCAGAAATCGAGTACGATGAAGATTTGCAGGCAACAATACATTTAAGTCCAGAGGGTCAGAAGCTAGCCAAAGAGATGGGCCTAGTTGAAATGGATATCGCTGACTTTAGGGATATTCCAAACGATTAAAAATTATGATATAATTATATTAGGATGCCCATTAGGGGTCCTATAAATTAACTTATTCGCTTGAAGGAGGAATAATATGGTAACAACATATACATGGGATCTTTTCAAGGATCCTTTTTTTATTGGCTTTAATCGTGAAATTGAAAGAATGGCTAACGTGCACAATGCTGCATCACGCCAATCATATCCACCATACGATGTACTAAAGCTAGACGAAGATACATATCAGGTATCTCTTGCGGTTGCAGGATTCACAAAAGAAGACATTAGTCTATCTGTAGATAACGGAACATTGGTTATTTCTGGAGAAATTACCGAGATCACCGACGCAGAAGTTTTGCATAAAGGAATCGCTGCACGTAAATTCACAAGGTCTTTTGCTCTAGGAGAGTACATGGAAGTATCCAGTGCATCTCTTAAGGACGGAATGCTTAATATTAATATTATTAGGCTGGTTCCTGAAGACAAGAAGCCAAAGACTATCAAGATCAAATAAATAGTATAATAGAGATCTGCACCCCGTCACTGGGGAGTCGCAGATTTGGGCATCGCTGCCCAGGATAGTCGGGGGAGACAGCGACTTTAAATAACTGGTATAGTCCTGAGTATGACTGTAAAAAACTGCTCATTTAAATTAAGGGAGAGATATGTTTGAATACAGAGTTAAGCAGGTAACAAAGATAGTGGACGGAGATACTATTGATGTTGATATTGATCTTGGATTCAGCATTTCATATTCTCAAAGACTTAGACTAGCTGGCATCGACACACCAGAGTCTAGAACAACAGATAAACTTGAAAAAACATTAGGCTTAGAATCAAAAGAGTATCTTAAATCTAAGTTCAAAGATGCTAAAGACATTGTTGTAAAAACAGAAAAGCCAGACAGCTCTGAGAAGTATGGTCGTATTCTAGGCTGGGTGTACCTTGATGGAAACACTAAGTCTGTTAACGAACAAATGATTGAAGATGGTTATGCGTGGGGATACATGGGAGAGACTAAGGTCAAAGATTTTGTTGCCTTAGCTGAAAAGAGAAAAAAGAGCGGTAAGTAATGCCTATATATGAATACAAGTGTGAGTGTTCTCCTAATAGCATTCGTCCTAAAGAAAGATCAATAAATTCTATAGAGCCTACGTATTTGTGTAGTGATTGTGGTAGAAGATTACAAAGACATTACGGATCATTTGGTGTACAGTTTAAAGGTAACGGGTTTTATAAAACAGATAATCCTAAATAGTTCAGTGGTATAATTAACTAAGTAAGCAAAGATATTGCATTACCTAGGAGATACTTAGTTGACTAGAAAGTTAAAGTACTTTTTAACCAGCCTCTTTATTGTGGGCTGGCTTTTTCTTTTTAGTCCTAACCTTGCTAATGCCGATGAGCCGCCAGCTCCTTCAGAGCAGGTTGTTGTAAGCCCTGCACAGCAGGCAGTAAATACAGCCATTGCAACCGCAACTACAGAAGTTGCACAGGCCATAGCAGCATCAGATACGGCCACTGTCACAACAGCAACAGCTGTACAGGCAGTAACAGCATCTAATGCCGCAGTAACTGAGGCAACAACGGCTGTGACTGCAGCAACCACAGCAGTGGCGGAAGTATCTAATGTATCTACAGCGGTAGAAACAGCAACGGCAGTTGTTCAAACAATTACTTCAACAATAGCATCCGTTACAGAAGCCGTAGCAGCAATCCCAGTAACAGCCACAACTCAAACACCAGAGGTTGTAGCGGCACAAACAATAGTAACGCAAGCCGTTACTACCATAGATTCTGCGACAGCTACAGTGCTAGCAACAGCAACTCCTTTAATGACAGAAACCCCAACCACAGTTGCTCAGGTAGCGACTGCAATTGCGGTAGAAGTTGCACAATCAGAGACAGCAACTACTTTAATTCAAGCAGCCCAAACATCAATAGACACCGCAACTGCCACAGTAGCAACGGCAACCACGGCGGTAGCGGCAGTAACTACTGCAAACACAGAGGCACAAACACAATTAACTCAAGCAAACGTAGCAATTAATAACGCTCAAGATGCAGTCAACGCCCTTGCGGCAACTATTGGTAC